CTATCTGAAGCTCCGTCCCCGCGGTTTCCGGTTCGGATCGAAGGCCAAAACGGCGGGACGGTCGCCCTTCCTGGTGCCGTCTGGCCCGTCCTGTCCCGTCTTGTCCCTGCTCGTTTCCGTTTCGGCCGGAGTCCTGGTATCGCTCTCGTCGTGAGCGACCGTGCTCCCACCTTCGGCCTTCTCGAGGATCTGCTCAACTGGGCGCAGCGGGTCGAGGCTCGGCTCGACCGCCTCGAGCGAGCGTTCGTAGCCCAGGACCGGCCGAGCGGCTGGGCCAGCCCCGAGACCATCGCTCGCGAGTACGGGATTCCCCTCCCGACGCTCCGCGGCTGGCTGCACCACCGCGGCACCAACGGACTCGACCAGGCCGTGAGCCGCAAGGGTCGGCGCTTGTACGTGGCCCGGGAGGCTTTCGAGGCCTGGTTCCGCGCCCAGACCGAGCCCTAACAGCCGGCGCACCAGAAGCGGCGCCACGGCCGAACGGTACGAGCGCGCGAGGTGCGTGTAGCGCGCCACCATCGCCAGCGTCTTGTGACCGAGGAACGCGGCCAGCTCGGGACCGGACGCGCCGAGCATGGCGAGCCAGGTGGCGGCCGTGTGGCGGAGGTCGTGGAAGCGGAAGTCCTTGATGCCGGCGGCGGCCAGGGCCGTCTCGAACGGTGCCCGCGGCCGAAGCCACTCGCCCGACTTCGGCGGGAAGACCAGCCGGGCTTCCCCACCCCGGGCCAATTTCCACCGACGCAGCTCCGAGAGCGCGAGCCCCGAGAAGACCAGCGTCTTCGGGCTGTTGTTCTTGCTGCGCGGAATCGCCGCCGTGCCGCGCTCGAGATCGACCGCCGACCATGGCAGTTGCAGCAGCTCCCCGAGCCGAGCGCCCGACGACAGCGCAGCGAGCACCAGCGGCTTCAGCCGAGGATTCCGGCTCTTCTCGCATGCGGCGACCAAGCGCCAGAACTCGTCATCCGTGAGGAACCGGTCTCGGCCTGGTGGCTCGGCAGGCTTCCGAACCCGCCGGACCGGGTTCGTCTCGATCCAGCTCAGCTCTTCGAGGGCGAACTGGAGCACGGCCGACAGGCCGGCGAGGTAGCGATTCGTCGAAGCCGGCGACGCCTTCCGACCGGTCGGCGTCTGGCCCTTCAACAGTGCGTCCCGCTGCTGGCCGATCACGGCCGAGGTGAGCGCTTGCAGCTTCACATCTCCGATCCGCTCGCGCCACCAGCGCAGCTCGAAGTCCCGCCGCTGCCGGGTCGTCGCCCGCAAGTCGCGGTACTCCACCGACTCCCGGTAAGCGTCGATCGCCTCCGCCACCGTGCGCTTCGTCGCCTCGAGCACCACCCGGCCGGAATCCAGCTCCCGCTCCCGAGCTGTCGCCCAGCGCCGAGCCTCTTCCTTCGTCGAAAAGGTCCCGGTCAGAAGAGGAAACCCAGCGCGCCGGATCTGCACCTGCCACTTGGTTCCATCCCTGCGGGTTGTCCGTTTGCGGATCGTCGCCACGCCGCGACTGTGACGCAACTGTGACGCGGAGGGCAAATCGAGCGTCCATGGCTGTCCATGGCAGTTCGGCAACTGACTGATGGGGAATGATTTAGGGTGGTGGGCCGTCAGGGACTCGAACCCTGCACCCGCGGATTAAAAGTCCTTCCGAAGGGTTCACGGGCGCCTACTGGCGCACAGCTGCGGGGTCTAAAGCCCGGCTCTACTGCTGCGGGCTAAGTTCCTGTGTGCGGAGTTGTGCGCCGCCAATGGGGAAGAAGTTGGGGAAAAGCGCCGAGTAGGCGGTTGAAGGGGGGGAGGGGGGTTCGAAAGGCGCCGGCGGCGGTTGGCGGGGACCGGCGCCCCCTCGAAAAACCAGTGCCGCAGAATGCCAGGCTTTTTCTGAAGGTGCAGCCGGGGCGGAAGTATTGCACGGTCTGTCGTCTCTTGGTGCCTCGGTGCCTGTGATCGGCTCGCGTCCGTCATGGCCGGACGCCCCCCTACTCCTCCCGAGCTGCGGCTCATCAACGGCAACCCAGGCAAGCGGCGGTTGCCGCGGGTTCCCGCGTCGCCGGATCTCGACGCCCCGATCGAGCGCCCGGAGGATCTCCCGGCCCCGCTGGTGCCGGTGTGGGACTCCCTCGTCGCCGACCTCGAGTTGCTCGGAGTGCTCAAGCGCACCGATCGTCAGGCGTTGCGCCTCACGACGGCGACAGTTCACGAGGCGCATGAGCTGGCGGCGAGAGTTCAGAAGGAGGGGGCGGTGTACTCCCGAAAGGGCCGGGACGGGTTGATCAAGAAGATGAACCCGGCAGCTCAGCTCTTCCTCCAGTACGCGGCTTTGGCGTCCCGCCAGCTCGCCGAGTTCGGACTGACGCCCGCCGGGAGAGCTCGAGTCTTCTCCCGCGGGGGCAAAAAGGGCGAAGACGAGTGGGCGGAGTTCGGAAGCGCGGCTCAATGACGGACTACGTCGCTGTCGCCATCGACTACGCGCTGCGATGCGCCGACGGTCGCGAAGTGTGCGGAAAATACACGCGACTGGCCGCGCTCCGGTTTCTCGCCGATGTGCAAACGTCTGCAGCGGACAAGGCCTGGCGCTGGCGCCTTGACCCCGAGAAGGCCGCACGGCCCTGTCGCTTCCTCGAGCGGATTTCGCAAGTCGATGGCTCGAAGTGGGCGGGGCAGCTGCTCCGCCTCTCCCCCTGGCAGGTGTTCTTCGTCGTGAACATCTTCGGGTGGGTCGACGAGCACGGGCACCGCCGATTTCAGACGATCCTTCTTGAGGTCGCCCGAAAAAACGGCAAGTCGTTTCTTCTGTCGGCGCTCGCAATCTACTTGCTCGTTGCCGACAATGAACCTGGGGCTCAGGTCTACTCCGCGGCCACCACCGACAAGCAGGCGCGGGTGATCTGGAGCGTCGCATTCAAAATCGTCAAGCGCATGCGGACGATGCGGGAGCACTTCGGTATCGGATTCAACCAGGAGGCGATTTACCACGAGGCCTCGGGGTCGACGTTCGTACCGATTCCCAACAATCCCGAGAACCAGGACGGCCTGAACGTGCACGCCGCCCTGATCGACGAGCTGCATCGGCACGAAAACTCCGAGCTTTGGAACGTCCTAGACACCGCACGCGGTGCTCGTGAGCAACCGCTGCTGATTGCGATCACGACGGCCGGAATTCGAATCAACGAGAACGGCCCCTGGTGGCAGCAACGCCGATACCTGCAGGCTCTCCTCGACGGGGAGATTTCAGATGATCGCTACTTCGGGGTCATCTACCACCTCGACGACGACGACGACGTCTACGACTCGACCCTGTGGCAGAAGGCCAATCCCAACCTGAGAGTCTCGAAGCGATTCGAGGACATCGAAGACTACGCTCGGAGAGCTCGGCGTCTCGGAGGACATACCTTCGCGACCTTCTGCGCCTATCACTGTGGCCGCCCGGTCGATGCGGATCAGCGGTGGATTCCCGCGGCGACGTGGACCGCGTCCGAGGTCCCGGCGACCGTCCTTGACGAGGTGTCCGGTTTGCCCTGCTGGATGGGCTGGGATCTGTCGAGTCGAAGGGACTTCACAGCGATCGCGCGCTGGTGGCGCGGCGCCGACGAGCGCGGTCGCGAAATCTGGACGCTGGACGTCCAGCATTTCGCGCCGGAGGGTGCCCTCGGGGATCACCCGGATCATCTCTTGCTCGAGGCGTGGGCCCGCGACGGGTACCTGACGGTCCTTCCTGGTCCTGTCCTCGAAGAAGAATGGATCGAGGACGAACTGCTCCATCAGACGCAGGCGAATCACCCCCACGAGGTCGCCTACGATCCCTGGCATTCCGAGGGCATGGCGCGGCGATTGGCTGCCAAGGGAGTGCCCGTCATCGAGGTTTCGCCTTCGGCTGCCACCCTGTCTCCACCGATGAACTCAATGGCCGACTTGCTCTCCGAAGGTAGGGCAAGAGTGGTCAGGAATCCCGTGACCGCGTGGCAGGCTCGAAACGTAGTGGCTCATCCCGATCGGAAGGGAAACGTCTACCCGAGAAAAGACGGCGGGAAGGACAGTCCCCACAAAATCGATGGAATTGTTTGCGCGATTGCCACTTTGGGTAGGGCTCTGGCTGCCGATCTGCCGCCACCACCACCGCCGGAATCAGTTTACGACGAGCGGGGAGCGTTGATCTTATGAGCATCTGGTCTTGGCTCGGGGCTCTCGGTCGGAGCGCGGAGGGTCCCTCGCAGCAGGCCACGCCCACCGAGTGGGTGAGGGCCAACTACGAGTACTTGAGCTCGTCTCGTCCCGCGGATCAGCTGTCGGCGGTCGCCGCCTGTCAGCGTGTGTGGGCGAACGTCACGGCCACGGCGCCGCTCCACCTGTACGAGCGGCTGGGCGCGGACGGTCGCGAACGCTCGGGTTTGCTCGAGGACTTCATGGCGGAGCCAAACCCGGAGCTCACTGAGTTCGACCTGCGTCGAGTCTTCGGCTACCAACTGGGCTCCCACGGGAATTACTACGGCGAGATCGTCAAGCGAGACGGTAGGCCTCGCGAGCTGTGGCCGATTCCTCCGAATCGCGTGACTCTCGAACGAGATCGAAACGGTCAGCTTTGGTACAAAGTCGTCATCGATCGCAAGGGCCGGTCGGAGGGGCGCCTTCTCCACCCTTCAGAAATCCTCCACGTTCCGGGAGTCGGCGGCGGTCTGCAGGGGGTCTCTCCTCTGCGGCTCGCCCGGCTCACCGTCGATGCGGGTCTTGCTGCGGAGGACTACGGCCGAGCCTTCTTCTCGAACGGCGGGAGGCTCAACCCGGTGATTCTGCACTCGGGGCGCCTCAAAGACGATCCGGCGGCAGATCGTCTCAAGAACTCCGTGGAGACCTGGACGCGGGGAATGAACTACGCGGGCCGGGCTCTCCTTCTCGAGGAAGGGGTGAAACTCGATTCACTCCAGGTGAATCCGCAAGACGCTCAATTCCTCGAGTCCCGCCGCTACACGGTGATCGACATCTGTCGCTTTTTCGCGGTACCCGCCTTCATGCTGGAAGAGGGCGACAAACAACTGACCTATGACAACGGGGAGCTGCGGGAGCTTGGCTGGTACAAGCTCGTCGTTCTGTCTCTTTGGAAATCAATTGAAGCGCGCTGGGATCGCGCGTTTCTTCTGCCGTCCGAGCGCCGACGCTACTTCTTCGAGCATCTCGCCGAGGGCCTGTTGCGGGCCGACGCCAAGACCCGGGCCGAGATCTACTCCACACACATGAGGGCCGGAACGATCACTCCCAACGAAATCCGGCAACGCGAGAACCTGCCAAAAATCCCAGGCGGGTACGGCGACGCCTTCCAAGTTCCGCTGGCCACGGCGCTCGTCTTCCCCGACGGGAAAATCGAGGTTCCAGCCCGACAACAAAGGAGTTCCCCATGAGTGGTCCGTCGTCGCCGGATCGCGACCGCAGGTTTCGATCCATCACCGCAAGTCGCATGTCTCTCCGTCGAGATGTTCCCGGCGGAGTCGCCGAGTTGACGTTCTACCCGATCGTTTTCGAATCTCCCAGCGAGGATCTCGGCGGTTGGCGAGAGATCATCGGCCGCGCGGCGGTCGAATCGGCGGTTGCCGGCGCCGACATCCGAGCGCTTTTCGACCACAACTCCTCGCAGCTACTCGGGCGTACCAGCAGTGGCACGCTTTCTTTGACGCTCGACGATACGGGCGTTCTCTGGCGGTGCAACCTGCCCGACACCACCATCGGGCGAGACGTCGCCACGCTCTGGGAGCGACGCGACATTCAAGGAGGCTCGTTCCTCTTCACCGGCGGGACCTGGGCTCGAGAGGGCAGTTTCGAGGGTGTGCCGCTCTATCGATTGACTCGCATTGACGCGATTTGGGAGGCCGGACCGGTGACGTATCCGGCTTACCAGGCGACCGAGCTCTCTCGGTCGGCGCGTGAGTTGGCTCCGCAAGGCCAGCCTAGCGGCGAGGCTCGGCCGGCGTGCTTTGGGCAAGCGCGGGCTCTGGGCGATCTCGATCTCAAGAGCTTCTTGACCAGACTTGAAAACGCCCTTGCGGCCTACCTCGAGCAGGCCCCTTGGGGTCTCGACTACTGGGCCTTCTACACCGTGGCGGTCTACGACGACTTCGTCATCGTCTTCGATTGGCGCAACGGCCGGTACCTGCGGCTTCCCTACACCGTCGCGGGCGTCGAGGTCTCCGTGGGCCAGGCCGTCGAGGTGGTCGCGAATTGGGTTCCAGTGACCTCCGGTGCGGCCGAGGAGCGGAAGCGGCGCGCGCTTCGCCGTCTGCAACACGACGGCTTCGGTGTCACGGTCGCGGCGAAGTGACCACGATCCGGCTCCGGAGGACGACCTGATGACGATCGACGAACTACGGGCGCGACGCGCCCAGCTGGTGCAACAGGTCCGCGCGTTGATCGATGCGGCCCAAGGGCGAGACCTCACCGAGGATGAAGAGCGGCAAGTCGGCGATCTGCAGAATCAGGCCGGCGCCGCCCAGCGCCGAATCGAGATCGAGGCTCGCCAGCTCGAGCTGGAGCGCCAGCGGGCTCAGAGCGAACTGAATCCGTCGACGCCCGAGCCCGGGCGCAGCACCGGAGACGCCGCGGAACGCTCGCGACTCATGGCTGCAGGTCTCCGTTCGTATCTGCTGGGGCAGCCGCTGCCCGAGGAATGCCGGAACCTCGAACCCATCAGCGACGCCCTGTCGGTGCAACTGCGAGCCATGGGTGTCAACGTCGGCGCCGAAGGCGCGTTTTTGATCGACCCGTTGGACCTGGTGCGCCGTGAGGTGCTCGAGGCGGTCAACCCACTGCGTCGACTTTGCACGGTGGAGCCCACCGACGGCCCGAATCCCCTGCCCGTGATGATCGAGTCCGACGTCGCTGTCGGCGAAATGATGCGGGAGGGCGACGAGGCCGGTGAGGACAACTTCGCCGGTGACAAGCTGCGGACGTCCATCGGCGTGCTGTACCACTCCAAGGTCGTGCGGATCTCGCGCGGCTACCTCGACTTCGTCAACGGTGCCGAGTCGCGGATCGTCGATCGCCTGACGCGCCGCATCGAACGGGGATTCCTGCGGTCTGTCCTGACGAACACCCTTCCGACCGGTCCTCGTGGGCTGATCCCGAGCACGACGGTGGGCCGCACGACGGCGACCGGCCAGACCGGCACGGTCCTGTACGACGACTACGTGGAGCTGCTCGGCTCGCTGGCGCCGGAGTACCAAACGTCGAGCACCTTCTTGGTGTCGCCTCGGGCGTTGACCGAGGCCCGCAAGTTGAAGAGCCAGGATGGCTTTCCCCTCTTCAACCGAGACGGTCTCGCGGGTGGCGCCGCCGGCACGATCCTCGACCGTCCCTACGCGTTGTGCGCCGACCTGGAAACCGTGGCGGCCGGAAAGGTGCCGATTTTGTGCGGCGACACCTCCGAAATCGTCCTCCGGGACGCGTCGCCGCTCATCATCATTCGCTTGGCCGAGCTGTATGCCAAGCGGTTCCAGGTCGGCTTCGTCGCGTTCCGCTACCACGACGCGTACCTCGCCGTGGACCAAGCAATGCGGTCTCTGAAGATGGCGTCCTAACGGAAAGGTGGGGCTCCGATGGTTCTCAGCTTCCTCGAACAGTTTCTCGTCGAGCGGGCGCTCGGCGCCATCTCGGCGACCGCGAACGGTCCAACGCTCGATCTCGCCGGCGGAGCTCACGCGATCACGGCCGTGGCGGTTCTCGGAACCGTGGCCGCCGGAGGCTCGGTGGTGCTGCGCTTCCAGGAAAGCGACGATGGTGCCACCTGGGTCAACGCTGCCGACGCTTCGGCCACAGCGACCGACGCCGCCGCTTCCACGAAGCCGGTGCTCGTGTGCTACCCGATGCCGCGCCGGCGCTTCGTTCGTGCGCGGGTCGAAATCTCGGGTACGGCCGCCATCGAGTCGGTGACGACGTACACCGAGCCCCCCGGTTTGCCCGTGTCGACGGCCGGCTACGCCGCGGCCGCCATCGTTCGGTAACCGGAGGTGATCGTGGCAACCGTTACCGTACGCGTTCTCTCGGCCTTGCCCGAGTTTGGGGCGGCCGCCGGCGATGTCATTCCCCTCGACAAGATCGAGGCGTCGGCTCTCCTTCAGCAAGGTCGAGTCGAGCTGAAGATCCCCGTTGGCGCCGGCACGGCCGGCAAGGCCGGGAAGGACGAGAAGAACCCGTGATCCGACTGGGCCTGCTCCATCGACCGCTTGTCGACTCCGAGAGCCTGTGGCTCACGGCGGAGGTGAGCGGTCTGTTGGAGGAGGACGCTCGGGGTGCGCTGAGGGTGGCGCAGGATCTCGCCGCGGGCATCGTGGGGCGGCCCCTGGTACGGTCCCTCGTCACCGAGCAGTTCGTGGTCGACCACACCGGCGAACGCCTACCCCTATCCCTGCGTCCCGTCGAGGCCGTCCTTCAGCCGGCCGGCTGCTCTCTGTATACCGAGGCGGGTCTCGTTGGAGGCCCGTGGGTTGCGTGCGACACGGTCGCGGTGGAATACGTGGCGGGCTGGATTCCGCCGGCGGCTGTCGTCTCCTGGACAAGCTCGACTTCGATCGCGGCCGGCGCGTGGTGCGAGCTCGGGGCGGTTCTGTGGACGGCCACCACCGCGGGCACCAGCGGTGCCACTAAACCCGTGCCCAGCGGCTTCACGGCGCCACTCGTCGACGGCTCGGTGACCTGGACGCCGACGACGGCCCACCCCATGCCGAAGCACTTCCAACAGGTCTTGCGGCTGGCCGCTCGAGTGCTGTACGACCGTGGCAGCCGTCCCGCGGATCTCGCCGCGGTCGAGATTGGGTCTTACAAGGAGACCTATCGGGCGACCGTTGGCGAAGCGGAAAAGGTGGCGCTTCTTCCCTTGAGTCTCGTCGCGGCCCTGGAGATCTACCGGTGACTACCGCCGCTGCACTTCAGGCGGGCCTCTTGGCTCGCGCCGCGGCGCGGAGCGGCGGAACCCTGACCTTGCGCCGGCGCCACGATCTGCGGGTGATCGGTGGGGCTCCCCTCTCCCTGGTAGTGCAGGGCGCCTACACCGCGGGTGCCCCGGCGCTCCAGCTGCGCTGCCCCGGCGGGCGTCTTACGGGCACGGTGCCGGCGGCTCTGCCGTTGACGGCCGGCGGTGCCACGGTGGCCGTGCAGACGTCCGCATTGGATGAAGCGGGGTTGATCACCCTCGCCGTGTTGCCCGGATTGTCGGCGCTGGCCGATGGCGCGGCCGTGACCCTGGGCGAACTCGAGCACGCGTTTCCCGCCGTCCGGGAGTCCGAGACGCTGGAAGGCGCCGGAAATCCGACCGTGCCCGCCTCGGTCGATGCCTGGATGCTCCCGGCCCGGGGAACTCCCTGGGCGCCCGAGCTCGGAGACGAAGCCGTGGACCGCGGGCGCCGGGTGGTCGAGAGGGCCGAGCTCGGTACGGGGGCCGTGGCGGGGTGGAAGGTGGTGCTCGCGTGACGCCCGCCGAGTTCGCCGCGGCGATGCAGCGCCTGTCCGATCGCGTGCCGGAGCTCGGCCGCTCGGCCACGGTCGCCATGCGCGACCGCCACATCGTCGAAGCGGGTCCGCTGACGCCCGTCGTCTCGGGTGAGTTCCGGGACAGCGGGCGCAAGGCCGAGTTTCGGGGAGCCAGCGGGGGCGCGGCCATCTGGGAGCGCACAGCGCCGCACGCCACCATCATTGGGTGGCTCGGCCGGAAGCGCATCGCCGACGCCCGCTCGACCCACGCCGCCTGGCGGCGCGGAGAGCTCGGCGGCAAGAAACGCACCCGCATGATCGGCTCGAAGAAGGCGAAGCGCGGCGTGGATCGGATGGCCTTGCAAAGAGTCCGAAGGGCTGCCCCTGAAATCCTCGAGCGGATGATCCGCCAACTCGAAACGGGTGGTGCCGGGTGAACGGATTGTGGTCTTCCGAGTGGCGAACCGTTCGCGACCTGGTGGCTAGCGGGCAATCCGTGCCGGTGCTCGAGGCCAATCGCGACCCCGGCACCGCGGCGCAGGCTCGAGCCGTGGTGCTGGCCGTTCCTCCACTGATGTACGAGTCCGCGGAGGAACGCGGCGGAGGCGCCGGCAATCGCATGGGCTACGCCCGGGTCTGGGTTTATGCCCGCGGGGGCACCGGCACCGAGGAGGCCCTCCTCGTGCTCGAGGCGGTTCACGCGCTGTTCCCGCGAAACCAGGTGGGCTCGTTGCTGTTTTGGCCCGCCCGCACCGAAATCGAAGACCTAGGGCCGGTAGACGGCCAGGGAGGACCGTGGTGGACGCTCGAAATGAGAGTGCTGTTCACGAGCTTCGCCGCGTGATGCTGCTCGCTCCTTGGGGTGGGTTCGCCGCGGGCGAGACAATCGAGGTAGACCCGTTGCGCCTTCGGGCGCTCCTCAAGAGCAAGCTCGTCGAGCGCCCCGCGAAGCCAAAGGCGGCGGCGTGAGCTCGCTCGCGCACGTCAACTGTGGCCTGGTCTTGGGGCACCTCGACCTGTCCGCGGTCTCGAACTCGATCGAGCTGACGCCGAAGTACCGGATGGCCGAGGCGTCGGTGCTCTCTTCGAGCGCGAAGGTCGAGGTTCCGACGTTGGTCGAGATCTCGGGCAAGATCGGTGGGTTCCTTTCGGACACCGCCGAAGGGGGCCTCTTCGCGAGTCGCGGGCAGCGCATCATCGGGATCTCGATGCCGAGCCCGCAAGGGCGGGAGATCGGTCAACGTGCCGAACTCTTCTCGCTGGTCTCGACGGCCTATCAGCCGTCCGCAAAGATCGGCGAATTGTGGTCCTTTAACCTCGACGTCTCCGGGCGCGGGGACGCGTTGGCCGTGGGACGGGTTCTCAGCCCCGGAGAGTCGACGATCACCGCGACCGGGCCGCTCCCTCACGCGGTGATCGCCCTGCCGGCCGGCGGCCGGCTGGCTCTCTGCGTGCTCGGGACGTACTCCGGCAGCGCCACCGTCGTTCTCGAGTCCGATGGCGACGCCGATTTCGCCACGCCAATCACCCGTGCCACGGCCACCCTGACAGCGGGCGGCGGCTCGTGGATCAGCGTCCCGCCCGCCGCGCCGGACACCTACTGCCGTTTGAACGTTACCGCCTTGAGCGCGCCCGTGCGGCTCGCCGGGGCTCTGGGAGTGCTCTGACCATGGCTGACACACCGCAACCGATCATTCAACCGAAGTTCACCCTCGACACGTCGGCCGCCGGCGGTACGGGGGCCGGGCTCTTCGACTTCACTTCCTTCGTCCGTTCTGTCGAATACCCGATGGCGTACCAGAGTCAGGATTCCACCACGTCGGCCTCCGGCGGTACCAAGTCCGAAACACCGACGCTGGCGGACAACACGTGCAAGGTAACCCTCCAGCCGGACCTGGCCGGAACAGTCGATGGTTGGCTGTGGGCCAACAAGGGTCGCGCCGCAACGTCCGTCTATCGCCGGGACTCGGTGGCAGCGCGGGGCGAAGGAAACGCCGAGTTCACCGGTCCGTGTTTCGTGCCCTTGGTGCCCCAAGGCGGAAAAATCGGAGATCTCAGGGAGATTACCCTCGAGATGCGCATCAACTCGATGCCCGCCAGGAACGTGACGCCGTGATCGGCCTGTCTCTCTTCCAGCGCCTCGCCACCCCAGCGGAGGGCGCCATCGGCCCGCAAGAGTGGGTGGACCCGTGGGGGCTCTATCGCTGGTTGGTGCGGCCCTCGGGCGGCGGGGAGGCGCTGGGCTCGGAAACGGCCAAGGTGCTCGACCACGCCCGTCGCCGAGCACAGGCGCGGTTTCGCGGGATGAAGATCGAGCCCAAGGAAGGCGAGAAGCCCAAAGAGGCCGAGGCGCGGCAGCGCGCCGCGCTGCTGGCCGAGGAGGTCGCGAAGGGCGGCGCTGAGCTCGCGAACATCGAGGCGCCTCGCCCCGGTCTGGTAGCGCAAATGGTCGTCGCTGGCGTCGCTGGTGCGGTCTCCGGAGAGGCAATCGATTGCTCCCGGCAAGACGTGCTCGAGGTGCTGTCCTCCGATTTGGTGATCGAAGCGGGTTACCCCTACTCGGGCCAGCTCCTGGGGCCCACGCTGTGCCGCTTGCTCTGTGACGAGTCTCTTCGGCTCGCTAACGAGCTCGGCCTGGCCAAGGAAACCGTCCTGGGAAACTGGCTGGGCTCGTCCAATACACCGTCCGGGTTGGGTACCGGGCGAGCCGACTCCAGCGACCCCACGAACGAGCCGAGCTCGCCCGCCAAAAAGCGCAGGGGGTCTCGGCGGGCGAAGCCCTAGGG